GAGGTGGAAACAACTACTGAGGAAGTAGAAGAAACCACTGAAGAAAAGCCAAAACGCAAGAAAGCAACCAAGAAAGAGGAAGAATAGCATGGACAGTGGTCAGTTAGTGGAATTACTTAAAATCAAATTAGGAATTGCTTCAAATTTGCGAGATAAAACACTAGAGAAGATTGTCTCAAGCGTCATCAGCGAATTAACAAACAATCTGGGTGTTGAATTGGTTCCAGATCGTGCTGACCATGAAATGTTCATTGTTGACTTTGCTGCTTATCGCTATGAAGGTGGTGTTGATTTACCACGTCACCTTCAATGGCGCTTGCACAATCTGCAAATCTCTTCCAAGAAAGAGGTGTGAGATGTGGAATGATGAAATCATATTGATAGGTTTTAAAATTACAGGCAAGGACAAGCTCAAGCAAGATCTAGCTGAGAAGGTAAAGACTACAATTTTCTGTAAAAAGAAATCTATCACACGGTCAGAATTTTACCAAGCAAATCAGGCTGGCATTCGTCCAAATCTGATTGTTGATATTCACAGCTTTGAATATGACAATCAGGAATTTGCTGAATTTGGCGGTAAAGAGTACCGGATTTTGAAGACATATCCAATCAACCTCAATATCCTTGAATTGACTCTGGTGGAGAAAATGACATGAGCCAAGATCTAGCTAGTCAAATTGCTAAAGCATTAGCAGAGTATTCCACAGAAGTTGAAGAAGAAGTGGACAAGATAGCGGAAGAAACAGCAGAAGAGGCCGTCCAAGAATTAAAAACCACAAGTCCAAAAAGTCCAAGGGCAAAAGGTGGTAAGTATGCCAAATCGTGGAAAAAAACAAAAATGGGGAAAGGTAATTTTGTGGTTCACAACACAAATTACCGTCTCCCACATTTGCTTGAATTTGGCCACTTAAAGAGGAACGGGGGACGGGTTTCCGGAATAGTACACATCAAGCCGGCAGAAGATCACGCTATTGAGAATTTTGAAAAGAAATTGAAGGAGCTTGGAAGATGAAGCTGTCAGAGTTTGCAGAAATTTTGGAACAGGCTGGCCTGCCTGTCACTTACAAGGCATTCAGGGAAGGAAATGTCCCCACGCTGCCTTACCTTGTCTATTTTGAAAGCTTGCCATCTATCACAGGAACAGACAATCAAGCATCATACATGATCCGTGCTGTCACTGTAGAATTGGCATTTGAACGAAAAGATGAGGAGCTAGAAGAACGATTGGAAGAGCTGTGGAATGACCACAAGCTCTTTTATGATGTTCAAGAAGAAAATTTTATTGAATCAGAAAGACTGTTTGTGAAGTCTTATGAAGTCTATCTATATTGAGGAGGAAAGAAATGACTGAAAACAAAGTTACATTTGGACTTGAAAATGTCCATGTGGCACCAATCCAATCAATCAGTGAAGCAGGAGTGATCACTTATGGTCAAGTATTCCGCTTCCCTGGAGCGATGGAATTGACGCTGGACCCTAAAGGGGATTCAGGATCAGTGAAAGCTGATAACATTGATTATTACTTCGTCAACTCAAACGAAGGTTACGAAGGTAAATTCAAAGTCCCACACATCATTGAAGCATTCGCAACAAAAATTTTGGGCGACATCAAAGACTCTACAACAGGAGTGGTTACAGAAAAAGCAGATGCGAAGACAACCAACTTCGCACTTATGTTTGAATTTGCTGGCGATGCTAACAAGACACGCCATGTCATGTATTACTGTTCAGCAAGTCGCCCATCGAGCGGATCAGCTACCAAGAACGGAACCAACGTGAATGAACGTGAATTGAGCTTCAATGCCAGCCCTCGTCCCGGTGACCAAGTTGTGAAACGTTCCATCACATCAGCGGATGATCAAGAAGTTTATAAGAAATGGTTTGAAAAGGTCTATGAACCTAATCAAGCTTTGTAATTAAGGAGGCCTTAAATGCGTAAGAGTGTGACCATTAGTGAAAAGGAGTATGAGCTTGTAACCAATGCTTACACTCCTATCGCTTATAAGAGTGAGTTTGGGAAAGATTTCTTCCAAGATCTTTTTGGAATGATCTCAAACCAGAATATCATGCAAATGGCTGAGAATGGCAACAATGAAGTTGACATCAACATGTTGGCCAATTTTGACATGACCTTCTTCAATCGCTTGTTTTGGGTTTTCACCAAATCAGGAAACCCACACATCAAGCCTTATGAACAATTTTTCATGGAAATGGAAGAATTTCCTTTGCAGGATATTGCTCCAATTCTAATGGAAATGATCAATGACACGATGACATCAAAAAAAAACCAGATGAGTCAGAATCAGCCAGTGATGAAATCTTTACAGTAGAATCATATCTTTCTTGCTGTAAAGAAACTGGACTTACAATTGATGATCTGAAGCACATTTCAATTGGAATGGCCCTGGACTATCAAACAGATTATGTGAATTTGCGTACTGAAAACAAATCAGAAACACGCAAGGCCACACAGTCAGATTTTGACTCATTTTAGTCTGAAACAGAGTGCTGAGAGGAAGAATCTGAGATCAAGTTCATCGAATGGATGGACGATTGATCACAAGAATCCTTTAGGCGCTCTTTATATTTTTATGTGAAAGGAGGAAATATGGCCGGTAATATTAAAGGGATAAAAATTGAAATTGGCGGTGACACACAGCCCCTTCAAAATGCCCTGAAAAAAGTAAATTCTGCCTCCATTGAGGCAGCAAAAGAATTGAAGAGTATTGACAAGGCTCTGAAATTTGACACAGGGAATGTGACTCTATTGGCTCAGAAGCAAGAAGTCCTTCAAAAGCAAGTCTCAACCACCAAAGAAAAATTGGAAACATTGAGGCAGGCGCAGGCACAAGTTGAAGCTCAATTCAAGAGCGGTGACATTGGTGCTGATCAATACCGTGCATTTCAACGGGAAGTGGTCCAGACAGAAAACATCCTGAAGGGCTATGAGAACAAGCTTGAAAATGTCAATAAGGCATTAGATGGAAATGGGAATGCTACCAAATCCAACCGTGAACAACTGAAAGAGCTTCAAAACGAGCAACAGCGCCTTGCAAGTGAAAGTGACAAAGTTGTCAGCTCATTCAAGCTGCAAGAAAGCCAAATGGGTTCCAATGCTAGTGAAGCAGATAAGCTGGCACTTGCTGAACAGAAAATTGGGAAGCAAAGCGAGATTGTCGCCCAACAGGTTGAGAATCTTGAGAAACAGCTTGCTCTTGCAAAACAAGAGTATGGCGAGAACTCAACAGAAGTCAATAAGCTAGAAACTCAACTGAATGAGTCCAAGGCTGCCTTCAACGGGCTTGCCAATGAAATGGAAAATCTTGGCGAGTCAGGAAAGAAAGCTAGTAGCGGTCTTGAAGAGACAAACAAGCTTCTGAAAGCTGAATTGCTGAATCAATTCTCTGAGAAGCTATCTGAGATCAGTCAGAAGTTGGTTGATTTTGGGAAGAGCGCTCTGGATGCATTCCGGGAAATTGATGAGGGAATGGACACCATTGTCACCAAGACTGGGGCCGGTGGAAAAGCTCTTGAAGAAATGCAAGGCATTGCTAATGGCATAGCCACTGAGGTCCCTACGGATTTCAGTACCATCGGGAATGCTGTTGGTGAGGTCAATACTCAATTCAAATTAACTGGAGACGCTTTGAAAGTGACTTCAGAAGACATGATCAAGTTCTCTGAGATCAATGGTACAGATGTAACAAACGCAACAATCCAGTCAAAACAAGCAATGGAAGCTTACGGCTTATCCATTGATGACTTAACAGAGATTTTGGATAATGTCACCTATGTTTCTCAAGATACAGGGGTTTCTGTTGATGAGTTGATGAAAAAAGCAACCGATGGAGCACCTCAAATCAAGATGCTTGGTCTTGAATTTGGTGAAGCAGTCACATTGATTGGTCAATTCGAGAAAAACGGGGTAGATTCATCCTCAGCGCTCTCTGGACTTACAAAGGCCGCTGGTGTATATACCAAGCAAGGGAAGACCATGAAGCAAGGTCTGACAGAAACCATTGAAGCCATCAAGAACAGCAAGTCAGAGACCGAAGCGATGGGAATCGCTATGGAGATCTTTGGTGCTAAGAAAGCCCCTCAGATGATTGATGCAATCAAACGTGGAAAATTCAACATGGAAGATTTAGGCTACACTTCACAAGTGTCAGCCGGTCTGGTTTCTCAAACTTACGAAAACACTCTGGACCCTATTGACAAGTTCACCACAGCCCAAAACGGTTTGAAAATCGTTATGGCTGAGGTTGGTGGAGCAATTGCTGAAACCTTTGCGCCTGCATTGGACATCATTGTAGATATCTTCAAGAAGGTAGCAGAATGGATCAACAACTTGCCGGGACCCATCAAGAACTTTGTTGTAGTATTTGGATCAATCGTAACAGTGGCCGGTGTACTTGCGCCCATCTTCCTTGCTCTTCAAGCGGCCGCTGTGGCTGTCGGAACGAGTATAGGAGGGCTGATAGCTGCTGCATTGCCAATCATCGCAGTGATAGCTGCTGTTATTGCAGCAGTCACAGGAATAGTCTTGGTTATCAAGCACTTGTGGGAAACAAATGAGGGATTCAGGACCGCTGTTGAAACAGTCTGGAATGCTATCATGTCAGTCATCAACACTGTTGTCAAGGCCATCTCTGATTTTGTAATGCAAATTTGGGGAACACTGACAAGTTGGTGGAATGACAACCAGCAATTGATCAGACAGACAGCAGAAACAGTTTGGAATGCTATTTCAGCAGTAGTGACAACGGTCATGAATGTTCTTGGTCCATTTATTCAAACGGCATGGAATAACATTTCAACGGTAATTTCTACGGTCTGGGACACCATCAAGACAGTTGTTGAAACAGCTATCAATGTAGTTTTAGGCATCATTAAGACCGTGATGCAGATCATCAATGGTGACTGGTCTGGTGCTTGGGAATCCATCAAGGGCATCGCTGAAAGTATCTGGAATGGTATCAAGAGCATTGCTGAATCTGTATTTAATGCAATGGCTCAGATCTTATCTAACATCTGGAATACTATTTCAAGCACTGCATCAAGCATTTGGAATGGTATCAGCTCAACCCTATCAGGTATCTGGAATGGAATTTCAAGCACGGTCTCAAGTGTATTCAATGGAATTTCAAGCACGATTTCAGGGATCTGGAACGGTATCAGCTCAACTGCATCAGGAATCTGGAACGGGATCAAAGACACCATTGGCGGTGCTATCAATGGAGCCAAAGACCTAGTAGGAAAAGCCATTGACGGAATTAAAGGTTTCTTCAATTTCCAATTCAAATGGCCACACATCCCACTACCACACTTCAAGGCAAGTGGATCACTGAACCCAATGGACTGGCTGAAAGGTAAAGGGATTCCAAGTATTGGCATTGAATGGTATGCCAAAGGTGGGATCTTAACCAAGCCCACAGCATTTGGGATGAATGGAAATAGCCTCATGGTTGGTGGTGAAGCCGGA